TCACGCCTGCCGGCGCTGCGAGGTCTTCCCACTGGCGATGATGTCATTGACTACAGAGTCCTGTGAATCTAGCACGGTTATGGGTTGGATGCGAAGCGGTCGCCGCGGCGGCTGGTAGACCGCGTCTTCCCTGACGCGGTATTCACGGCCGACAAGCACGGGCTCAGGGTAGATACGCCCGTCACGCGCCCACGCACGTAGGGTGCGGATGGCGGGTGGCGGGTCGTAGTGCCTGGCGGCCCAGTCTTGTAGTGGGATCTGCTTGCTCATGATTACATCGGGATGTCGTCGTCTTCGCTCCAGTTGCTGCCGGCGCCGGTTGGCTGGTTGCTTTCCTGGGAGTGGTGGACGGGTCCATTCCCTGGAGGACCTTCGCGGTCGTTCTCGCGGGCGCCGATGATCTCCATGGTGTCGGCGACGATCTCGGTGGTGTACTGGTCTTTGCCGTCCTGCCCTTGCCACTTGCGGGTTTTCTTTTTGCCGGTGATGAACACCTGGCGTCCTTTGCGCAGGTATTCGCCGGCGATCTCGGCGAGGCGTCCCCAGAGTACGACGCGGTGCCATTCGGTTTCCTCTGTCCACTCGCCGCTGTTCTTGTCCTTGCGGCTGTCGGTGGTGGCGACGGTGATGGTGGCCACGGCGGTTCCGCTGGCGGTGTAGCGGACCTCGGGGTCTTTGCCGAGGTTGCCGAGGATGATCATCTGTTGGAAGCTGCGGGCCATGTTACTTCTCCATTTTTAGTGCATGAAAGGCAACGCTGCGCAGGTCTTTAAGATGCTCCTGCGTCGCCCTCAGTTGACCTGCGCTTCCCTCACCTTCACTCGGTCGTATGCCTGCGCGCCAAAGATCGTCCATGAGAAGTTGTGCCTCTGCGAAGCGGATTGATACGGTAGGAAGAGTCTTCGAAGCACCGTCATGTTCTTGCATGGTGATATTGGTTCCGACGTCATTACCTGCACGAACAAGCAGTTCGATGCGCGCTTCAAACGGAGCGCGCTCTGCACGAATTTCAACCTTCATCACACACCAGCCTTGAGCTCGATGAGCTCAATATGCGGCAGGTCGTCAAAGGTCTGGTCGCGATAGTCGTTGTCGCCATCCCAGTCGGCGCCGAAGCGCAGGCGGTATTTCCAGCGCAGCTCGGGAAAGTCGCTCATCATCTGGTTCCAGGCAAAGCGGAAGCAGGCGATCATTTCGTAGAACTTCACGCGCTCTTTCCATTCCAAGTCCCTTGCCTTGGGTGCCTGGCCGTTGAGGTCTCCCCAGCCTTCCGGGATGGGCCACGGCGCGACGTCGACGGCCATGGAGGGGAACACGTTGTGCTTGCTCTGCGGGAACGGCTTGGTGCTGGCGCCGCTGGCATGGGCGGCGTTCTGTTCTTCCTCGGTGCGGTGGCCGATGAGGATGGTGATGTCGTGGTGCTCAACGACGCGATTGCAGAGCTCCTGCAGCATGGGGTGCGCAGTGGCGAGCTTGCGGCGTGAGCTGTTGCCGAAGTGGGGCATGGTTAATCTCCTTATAATCGCCGTCCCTGGCGGCTTGAGTTATCTGGCTTCTTTCAGTTGGCTTTCGTACCACCAGTCTTCAACAGCGCGACCATCTGCTGCCTTGTAATGAACGAGATACCGGTGGTCATCGGTGTTTGCATACTCTGCACGAGCGGTAATCCTGCCAGTCTCACCGCTGACTATGATGGTGACCGGTTGACCATTGATGAATGCGAAATCAGGCACTGTCTTTCTCCTTGCTGTTGGTGGTTGGTTAAAGCAGTTCAAAGATGTAGTCAGGCTCAAGGCCGAAGTCGTCGAGGAGGATCTCTTCGGGGTTTTCTCCCTCGGCGACTCTGTCGCGTGCTTCGGCGACGCGCTCTTCGGCGTCGGTGCGGCTCATGCCGTCGCGGCGCATCAGGATGCTGGCGATGGATTCGAGTGGCATCAGTCGTCCTCCCGGGTGAGTTGTTCGTAGGCGAAGCGGATCTCTTTCGGTACGCCGAAGACGCCGGCGCGCTGCAGGATGAACCGGTCGATGGTGCCGCTGTTCTCGGCGTTGGCGAGTTCGGCGAAGTCGACGGGTTTCCACTTGATGGCGTTGGCCATGACCTTGAGTTCGTCTTCGGTGTGTTCGGCGAGGTAGTGCTCGTCGATGAGGTAGTCGTCGATGGTGACCTTCATCGCGGCGGCGAGCTGTTTGACATCGTTCCAGTGCATAACGGTGACGACGTAGGCGCCGAGTTCGCCGAGCTGGTCGTTGCTGGCGGAGAGGAAGCGGCCAACATGGGTGAGTCCGCATTCGAAAAGCGCCTCGTCAGTCTCCTCGGTTTCATCGAGGACACTGTAGCCGTAGGCGATGCTCTCGCCGTCTTCGCCGGTCGAGACTTCAGGGGTCAATGCCGCGGACCAGGCGAGCACCCTGGCGGCGAGCTCGCCATCGAAGCGGACGCGCTTGGCGACAGCCTCCTGGATGTGGTCCTTGACCAGTTTCTTAGCGCGAGTCGCGCCGGCATCTTTTTCGTGGTAGCAGCTGAGCAGGAAGCACGCGTCGACCTCGCGCTGCTGGTCGGTGTCGGAGCCGAGGAGGGCGATATGCCGGTGTTTGCAGCCGTCACACACGCGGGTGTCGAAGTCGGCTCCTTCGATCTCGAGGTAGTCGCGGTGGAACTGCAGCTGCTGCTGGTTGATGTCGACGCGGTTGTCGTCGTCGAGGGTAACCTCTCGGGTTGTGCTCTCGCCGCCGTGGTTGCGCTCCTGCTGCTCCTGGCGCTGCGTGGACTGTTCGCGTCTGGCCTCGGCCTGCAGGATGGCGTGGCATTCCTGGTCGAGGCAGAAGGTGGAGTCGCCAGTGTGCGCGGAGGAGACTTTGCGCATCTTCTGGCAGCCGGTCTTGACGCACTTTTCGCGGTAGTCAAAGTCGGTTTTGTAACTGGCGGTCAGGTCTGTGGTTCTGGCCGAACTTCCAGAATATTTGCTGCTGCAGTTGACTGGTGGTCGGTAACCATGGGTCATCGCCATCCATGAATTGCTGGCGCATGATTTCCATCACCTTCTCACTTGCCATGGCCTGCAGCAGGAACTTGCCGTGGCTGGCGGTGATGGCGTTGTTGCGGATGAGGCTCTGCGCCCACTCGGGTAACTCGAGCAGGCGGATCATGTTGCTGATGTAGGCGCGGCCAAACTGGCCGACGCCGGTCTCCTTGAGGGTCTTTTCGATGTCGGCCTGCTTGAGGCCGTGGACCTTGTGCATGGTCTGCAGGGCGAGCGCCCATTCCATGGCGTTGAGGTCTTTGCGCTGGTGGTTTTCCTTGAGCTGGATGATGAGCTTTGTGAGGCCCTCCACCTCGCGCAGTACAGACGGGATGGTCCGGGTCTTGGCCTGCTTGCTGGCGCGCCAGCGGTTTTCGCCGGCGACGATGAAGAAGCGGCCGGGCTGTTCCGGGTTGGTGCGCAGGACGATGGGCTGGATGAGTCCGTCCTGCTTGATGCTGGCGGCAAGCTGCTCGATGTAGTCGTCGTCGAAGTTCTTGCGCGGTTGTTCCGGGTCGGGGTCGATGAGGCTGAGCGGTACGTCGGCCAGCTGGCCGGCTTTGAGTTCGAAGGCTTTGTCCATGGTTGCGGGTTCCTGTTACTGGGTGATGAGTTCGCGCGGGATGAGCGGGAGCGCCCTGGCGGGCAGTTCATCGAGACGCAGGTCGATGGAGGCGTCGAAGGTCTCGATGCATTCCTTGAAAAACGGGTTGTTGAGGAAGTCGGCAAAGTCGGGCTTGTCGGCCTTGATGATGCGCCACACCTCGTTCCAGCTGGCCGGGTGTTGCTGGCGAAACTTCGCGGTGTTGATGTATTCCGGCATCAGAGTGCTCCTTGTTTTATCAGGTCGCGGATCTCGCGTTCGGTGGCGCGCCCCATGCCGCGTGGCAGGGCGTAGAGCGTGGCGCCGTTGCTGGTGGTGGCCACGCGCACCGTGAGCGGTTTCCGCCGCTCGACATCGATGGCGACGACGAACAGGCGGTGGCCGATGCGCAGGTCTATCTGGCGCAGGTCGCCGATGTTCTTGCTCTCAATCAGCACGGCTGAGCTCCTTAACAGAAGACTTGAAACCGTCGCCTCTCCTGGATAGAAAAGATTTGACTTGAGCCGCCTCTTCCTTGCTCAGGCCAGTCACTTCGTCACATTCAAAGCGCCACTCATCCCTTGGGTACGCCGCCTCTGCGCCGATGGCGTTGTCGTCGTCGCTGTGCGCACCGCGCAGAAAGGCGACGATGAACACGCAGGCGAAGAGGAAGGCGAGCAGGCCGACGAGCAGGCCGCTCATTGCGCCAGCTCCTGCAGGCGCGCCTCGGCGAAGGAGCGGGCCTGCGCGTAGCTGTTGCCGGCGTTGAGGGCGAAGCAGCCGGCGTTGATGGCGAGGATCAGGTAGTCGATGCGGTGCTGCTCGTGTTTCTCCAGAAACTCGCGAGCCAGGCGCACCTTCATCCGCTCCAGGCGTTCCTGCTGCTGGTGGTAGTTGTGCAGGCGGCTGATGTTTTGCACCGCCTGGTAGGCGCGGCGGTCGGCTTCGGGTGAAATACGGTGGATATTGTCGTGCATGGCGTTCTCCTTATGCGCAGGCGGTTTCAACGGCGGCGCGTATCACGCCGCCGCAGTGGGCGAAGGTGTCCTCACGGGTGGCCGGGCGGCCGTGTTGCCACTGGATATGCAGGCGAAAGGCGGGCGTGAGTTCGTGCGGGTAGTCCGGTTCGTGGAAGGCGCGGCACTCCGGACATTGCGGGTCGTACCGATCGACCAGGTCGGCGGCGCTGCAGGGCTTGCCTCCCTCGAACACCACGCCGCCCGGCCAGCTGGCGGCGACGGTGAACACCTCGCCACCGAGCTGCAGGAAGTGCTCGCCGATGGCCGGGCGTTTGGCGAAGGTGCCGTCGGGGTTGAGGGTGGCGGGCATACTCACCACCCCCGATAAGTCAGCAGCAGCTTGGCGACGATGTGGCGGGAGCGCTCGCCCATCGCCATCGGCAGGCTGCCGAAGGTGGCGCCGGCCTTGTTCAGCAGCTTCTGGCCCTCCTCGTCGTTGAACAAGCTGGCCATGCAGGCCATCAGGCAGGCCTCGCCCTTGGATTTGTTGGGCAGGGCCTTGCGCATCTTGTCGAGGTCGGGCACCAGCTCGCGCCAGTGGACGGCGTCCTGCGGCGTGCGGGCCCGGCAGCTGAACAGGTGCGGCCCGACCAGCTCGACGCCTTCCTTCCAGGCCTGCAGGAAGTAGCTGCCGTTATCGAACATGTCGGGCGTTTCCCGGGAAACATCGTGTTGCGCGGATGCGGTCATGAGTGCTCTCCCCTGTCATTTTGTGTTGACAACTGCGGCGATAGTGAAGCATCCTTCGCAACGTGTCAAGAAGTATCCTTCGCACTTAATTCAAAACAGGAGAGAGCAATGCCGAAGATTGATGATTTCTACACGGATGATTATCCGCGGGAAGGGTGTCAGCTGATTGTTGATGTGAAGCGGGAGGGGTATCAGGTCACCGTGCTGGCGCCTGAAGGACTCGAGGGCATGTTACAGCATGGGAGGGTGCTGGAGCGGGTGTTTGCGCCGTCCGGCTCGATGCTGCAGTCGTTTGTCGATGGTTGGCGCGCGAACGGGAAGGAGCTGCTGCAAGACGCATACAGTGAAGCGCTAACCAATCAGTTGCGCGCAAAGGCGCAGCAGTTGGCGGTTAAGGCAGAGACAACGCAGTGCCGCTATGTCAGAGAGCTTCTGTTGGCGCAGTCCAGCCTTGCATCTCTTGATGCAGCGCGAGCCGAAGATCGGATAAAGACATAGTGAGCACCTGAGAGGGGAGCCAGTTGTGCTTTTGTATGAGGTAATAATGCACGGCCTCTAGTCCTGAGAGGCCTTTGTATCCTTGCCGCTTCGCAAGGGTGTCACCAAATACATCCAACAGGTAATCCAGATCAGAGCTGGCTGCATATAGCCGTTTGCTTACTTGGTATTGTTCTTTGTTTCGCATGATGACGTTGCCCTTATTTTTGCGCCCACACCGGCGGCGGTGGCGAGCAGTTGTCGTCAGACCATTTGCATGTGTTTTTCTTGTAGGGTTTACCGCGCAATTTCTCAGCGAGCGGTTGACCGTATGAAACCAGATAGTCCTTGGTGTACATGAAGTTGCTGTATTTCATTTCACCCATCATGAACAGGTCGGCATGGGTTGCGTACAGCTTGACCATGGCTGCCAGCTGCTGCTCTTCCAGGCTCGCGTTGTCGTCGTAGCTGACCTGCCGCAACGTCATGACACGTTTATTCACCTGCTGTATCCATGACAGCGGGAGGTTGCTGTCATGGCGAAGCCATAGCATCTTGCTAAGACCCACGGCGCGCTCCCATGCGTCTACAACACCTTTTGCTGTGCTGAGGTGTGATTCCATCACGGGTTTTGCCTGGATGAATTGGCTAGACTCTTTGATCGCGCTGTCAGTTATTTGGTCTGCTGCGGCGCCGTAAGAAAAAAGAATGGCCGCAAGCGCAATGGTTGTTGTTTTCATATTCACCTCCTGTGTGTTGGGAAGTCGAGAATAACCGAATCAATGAACCGTTCCCTGTTCGATGCCTCGCCCGCCCTGGCGTCCTCCTGGCAGACGAGGCTCAGCTCGTGTGCCGAGGGCGTCCGTCAGGAACCCGACGAGGCCTTTCCCTTTCCACCGTTTGCTCCACCGTCATTGCCCGGCTGTTTGTGGGTGGTGACATAATCGGCGGTGGTTTCCATGACCCGCCTGCCGGCTTCGTCAGTGTCGAGGTAGGCATGGTAAAGCCTATCGAAGTTCTCGCCTTTAATTATATCCGGACGGAAGCCCGGCATTTGTAGCTGCCATAACTCGAAGCCAAGCGCATTAGCAATACGTTCAGCTTTATCCATGGACGGGACCGCCTCTCTATTTCTGTACATCCCAATCAGTCTGTCGGAAACGTCGGATTTCTGCGCCAGCTTTCTGTTGCTCCATTTATTGGCAGCAAGTATGACCTCAAGGCTGGTCAGAAAATTATCTATAGACGATGACATACCGCTGATTCTACATACCCGCGCAAAAATAATGCTTCGAGCTGCGAAGCATCCTTCTTGACTTGGGCGCGAAGCATCCTTCATACTGGCAATCATGAAAACAAACCTCCTTGATAGAACCCTAGAGCTGGCTCGTAGCACACAAGAGCCAGTTGCTCATATTTGCAGCGCAGCAGGGGTTACTACTCGCTGGTACTACATGTTGATGGATGGACAGATCCGGGACCCGGGCGTCCGTCGCATCCAGCGCCTGCATGATTACCTGTCGGCTAAGTCTGGGGAGCAGAAAACCGACCACCAGCCGCGTGAGGCGTCCGCGGCATGAGCGCCTCAGTGTGTCTGTCCGTATTTCCCGGCAACGAACTCGTTGGCGAACCGTTTGCGTGCTTCGGCGTCGATATCCAGGCCGCGGGAGCGGCACCACTCCGGGAAAGCGTTCAGGTCGATGTACGCCTTCTCGACGGTGTAGCCCTGAGCTTCGTAGAAATTCATGACCTTCTTCGCTCGCTTGAGCCACTGGTCGAAAGTGGGGGAGAGCTTGTGGCCGTCTTTGAACAGTTTCCTGGCCTTCGCGTAGTCCTCTCGCCTGAACCAAACGACGCCGATGGCGCGCGGGGTCAACTGGGTCATGGGGCGCTCCTTGATGAGTAGTTTGTTTTTGGCGATTCGAGCTTATCACAAGCGAGGGCTCCATCTTTTCCTCCTCCTGGTGGGCTGCAGGCCCATCTTCAGCGTTTGCCGGTTTTATTCCTTTTGGCCGGCAGGCGCTTTTTTTATTCAGCCTACTGACGTGACAAGGAGCTAGCCATGTCAATTGCAGGACAGCGCCCGGACCACCTCATTATCCGCGAGTACATCCACGAGCTGCAGGCGGCCCGGCGCATTACCCGCGAGACCCTGACCGATGCGTTCGTTCCGGTGTACCTGGAGATGATCCCGGAAGGCCCTGGGGCGCCGGATTTCGAACCGGTGCACCGCCATGACTCGATGGAGACCATCCGCCGCAAGGAGGACGCCAACACCAAGAAGCTGTGGCGCGCTATCGAGGGCAAGACGATTTTCCCACTGGTGTTCGGCGCGCCGCTGGTGCCGGCGCTGGAGCGCATCGCGCCGGGCATGGGCGTGGAGCTGCAGAAGCGGCTGCTGCACAACGCGGGCCTGCTGCATTTGCCCATCGATGCGAGCGACAGGGCACCGGTGGTGTATGCGAACTGGCTGAAGGAGTTCAGCGAGGCGAACGCGGCACTGGTCGAGGACATGAGCTGCAATGGTGTGCTCGATTCGGCCAGGACGCGCAAGGAGGTTCTGGATGTGATCGAGTCGAGCCTGCAGGTGCTGCGCGAACTGGACAAGAATACGGCCGAATAAACGGGCCGGTTTAACAACAACAAGCTGTAAGAGGGAGTGGAATCATGGGAATGACTGAGGATGCTCAGTTCGTTGAGCAGATGCAGCGCGATCACGCCATCGAGAAGGCGCGCCGTGCCGCTGTAGACCTGGATGGCCCGAACACCTGTACTCGCTGCGGTGGGCCGAATGACCGGCGCAAGCAGGGTTTTGCGGTGTGCACCGACTGCATCGAGGCGGCACGGTGACGGATCGCTTTGCCGCGCTGGACGAGGTGTTTCGCCTGGCGGACCTCATCGGTCTGGAGGTGGAGTCCTTCGAGCTCGATGGCGAATGGCACCGCTGCCGTGTCGCCGGCGATAAGAAGGGGCGCGAGTCAGGAACCTATTGCCTCTCCGAAATGAAGCTGAAAGATGACCGTGTGGTCATCGTTGGGATGCTGAATAATTTCGTCTCCGGCCAGGAGGAGAAGCTCACCCTGGAGGAGGTGAAAGGCGCTACCGCAGAGGAGGCGGCAGAGGTACGGCGCAGGATGCGCGAGGCGGCTGAGGCGAACAAGCGGGCCAAGGCAGAGCGCCAGCAAGAGACCGCCAAGCGCGCCCAATCAATATGGGCCAAGTTGCCTGACTCGGGGCGCTCGCCGTACCTGGATACGAAGCGGGTGAGGGCGTGGGGCGTGCGGTTTTCCCGTGGCTCGATTGTGGTTCCGGCGCGCGAGGTGGACGGCCAGATCTGGACGCTGCAGTTCATCGACGCCGAGGGCAATAAGCGCTTCCTGACCGGCGGCGCCAAACGAGGCCGCTTTCATCTAATCACACGTCCCGAAGGGACTCCTTCTGTCATTGGCTATGCCGAGGGTTACGCGACAGCGGCCACGATAGCTGAGGCCTTGAATATCGATACGGTCGTGACGTTCGATGCCGGCAATATTCTGCCGGTCGCGCAAGCTTTGAAAGGGGTATACCCAGATCGGCGCCACATCTTTTTCGCCGACCACGACATCCACAAAGGCTATCCGCAGGCCTTTATCAAGCAGAGCGAACTAACACCGGCGGTACGAAAGCAGATCGCTAGGCTGGCCAGCGTGCGGCCCGACGTGCTGGTCGAGGTCGTCGCCGACGATGACCCGCGCCTAAACGACAAGAACAAACACCCCAACACCGGCGTCGCCAAGGCCATTCTGGCTGCTGCGGCGGTCGACGGTGATGTGGTGATCCCGCATTTCGATAATAACCAGGAGGAACGGCGTGAGCAGTAGGCCGACCGATTTCAACGATGCGGCCAAGGAGCAAGGCACAGACACCGTCGCCGAGCAGCTGATGCAGGACCTGGCCGCGCTCGATGCCGAGAGGCAAAAGGAAGGTAATAAGCCGGCGCAGCCTTTAGAGGGGGAAACCCAGTTTGTACACGCCACCGGCAGCACTGAGCCCGTGTCGGTTGACGCTGCCGAGCGTCGGTATGCTCCTGCAGAACCTCCTGTGGCGGATTCTCCCCCTCGAAACGCTGCGCGTCACAACGAAGAGTGGCGGCTCCTGCTGGAGCGGAACAAGGAGGGAAACCTCAAGGCCTCGGTGCGCAACGTGGAGCTGATACTGCGCTTCGATGAGGGCTGGCTGGAGGTGCTTGGATTCTGTCAACTGAGCTATCGCATCATCAAGCGCCACCTGCCGCCGATGCCGGATTCTGAGCTGGGCGAGTGGGCGGAGGAGGACGCGGCGGCGCTCAGGGTGTGGATGTCACACCAGTACGAGTTCACGCCGTCGCATGCCGACATCAACGACGCGCTCATTGTGGTGAGCCGTTCGCGCAAGTTTCATCCGGTGCGCGAGTTCCTGCAGTCGCTGGTGTGGGATGGTGTGAGCCGTCTGCCCACCTGGCTGCAGAAAACATTCGAGAGCACCGACGATGACCGCTATCTGCAGCTGGTCGGCCCGAAGGTGCTGGTGGCCGCCGTGGCCCGCGTGATGGACCCTGGCTGCAAGATGGACAACGTGATGATCCTCGAGGGCGAGCAGGGGCGCGGAAAGTCGACCGCCATCGCGATCTTGTTCGGGGAGTGGTTCAGCGACTCACCTATTCCGATCGGCGACAAGGAGGCCTACCAGCTCATCCACGGCAAGTGGGGCTACGAGCTCGGCGAGCTGGACTCATTCAACAAGGCCGAGGTAACGCAGCTCAAGCAGTTCTTCTCGCAGCAGGTCGACCGATTCCGTCCGTCATACGGCCGCTATGCGCAGGATCACCCGCGACAGACGCAGTTCTGGGGCACCACCAACCAGGACACCTATCTCCGCGACTATACGGGTAACCGCAGGTTTTGGCCGGTGCACTGCATCGCGGTCAACAAGGACTGGGTGCGCAAACACCGCGAGCAGCTGTGGGCGGAGGCGCTGCACCTGTATCGAACGCGAAAGGAGACCGGATTCCAGTGGTGGATTTCCCAAGAAACACCCGAGCAGGAGGAGGAGTTCAGCCTCGTCTCCGAGGCACAGGACGCCAGGCTGCAGCGTGACCCCTGGGAGGATCTACTCAGGCCGTGGCTGGAGGCGACCACCAAGGCGTTCGTCACCTCAGCGGACATCCTGCAGGAGTGCCTGGGTATCGATGGCGCGCACATGCAGCAGGCCCACATGAACCGATTGGCCCCGATCATGAAGTCGCTCGGTTGGCGCTCGACGCGCAAGCGTGTTGATAACGGCAGGGGAAAGAAGGCCCAGATGCGTGTATGGGAGAGCGACGAGCACAAAAAACGCCTCGAAGAGGTGCCGCTGTGACGCCTGTGACGCCCTCGCTTTTTAGGGTGTCACAGCTGCAGCCCAATAACGGCGCGGCCTGTGACGCCGTGACGCCTGTGACGCCTACATATACACACAGGCGCGGGCACACACACACACGCACGCGCACGCCTACACGGATGTCACACCTGTCACAGGTAAAAGAAATAATAAATAACAAAGGGTTAGAGTTGTGACACCCGAAAATAACAGGGCGTCACAGGGCGTCACAGGCGTCACACCCATGTATTTCGAGCGCACCGGCCTGCAACAACTCGAATCCAGTGAGGGTTATCGCGTGAATGTGGTGAAGGTTGCTGGCGTGTGGGTGTATCACGCCAACGGACCGAAGAGGAAGCAGGTGCGTGATGGTCGTGTGGTGATTGCGGTGATCGACCCAATCAAGGGCCGCATCGATGCCAAGGTGACCTACGCCATCGGCGATGAGATGCCGTTCCCGCGCGAAGACCTCGGCACCTGGCGCGCCGACCAGTTCGCCAAGCCGGAAGATGCCCGGGATGCAGCCATCGCCGCATGCAACCAGCACCACCAGCTGGTGCAGCAGCTCAAAGCAGCGCGCACCACCGCCGCCAGCGCCTCGGGTCCTTCCCAAGAACCTCCACTGCGGGCGCCAAACACCGCGGGATTTGGCTAGTGATAGGGCCTGAACTTTGCCTGACACCCTAACACCATAAGCACCTAACACGACCGGATGATGATGATGAGCGAGACAGACAACACCAATGTGATGACCCAGGCGGAGTTCGCCAGGCGTCGCGGCGTCTCACGGGCGACGGTGACTGAGTACAAGCAGAAAGGTCTCCTGGTGATGACGGATGACGGAAGGGTTGATGCCTCGGCGTCTGAGGAGCGCCTCAGCGCCTCCCTGGACCCGTCTCGAGGTGGTGACCGTACCGGCGTCAAGAAAAAGCCTTCGGCGCCACAAAAAGGAGCCGACGGGCGCTTCATGGCTGCGCGTACCGAGGAGCTAGAGGCAAAGGCGGCGCGCCAGCGCATGCTGCTGGAGAAAGAGGCTGGCCGGCTGGTGGAGAAGGAGTTGGTGCAGCATGCCGCGTTCACGCTGGCGCGGGCAGCTCAGGAGGCGCTGGTGGCAATCCCTGACCGACTGGCCTCGGTGCTGGCGGCTGAGGCTGACGCCGGGCAGGTGCACAAGTTGCTGAGCGAGGAGATCCGCCGGGTGTGCAACGAGCTTTCCAAGGGCGCGGAGGAGCTGTTCGAGTGAACGCCGTGCTGAAGCCTGCCGCTGATGAGCTCTACCACCTGGACAACGGTGGTGAGGAGTTTGCGCAGGCGTGGGCCAACGGCTGGGCCATTCCCGAACCGGTGCCGGTCGACGAGTGGGCTGATGCCCACCGCGTCCTACCGCGTGAGAGTTCCTCAGAGCCCGGACCGTGGCGCACCGACCGCACGCCATACCTGCGGGAGATCATGCAGTGCCTGAGCCCTGACCATCCGTGCAAGAAGGTGGTATTTATCGCCGGCACGCAGGTGGGGAAAACCGAGGTCGGCAACAACTGGCTCGGCAGCATCATCCACCAGTCTCCTGCGCCGGTGATGGTAGTGCAGCCGACCGTGGAGATCGCCACCAAGCGTTGGGCTCGCCAGCGATTTAACCCGATGGTTGAGCACACCAAGGTGCTGCAAGGCCTGATCAAACCGGCGCGTTCCCGCGATAGCGGCAACACCTCGAGCATGAAGGAGTTCCCCGGTGGCGTGCTGGTGATCGCCGGCGCAAACTCTGCCGCGGCACTGCGTTCAACGCCGGTGCGCTTCCTGTTCCTGGATGAGGTCGACGCCTATCCTGCCGATGTTGATGGCGAGGGCGATCCGATATCCCTGGCAGAGCGCCGCACCTCCACCTTCCCGCGCCGCAAAATTCTCATTACTTCGACGCCGACCACCAAAGACGAGTCGGCCATCGAAGCGGAATTCCTGCAGTCAGACCAGCGCCACTATCACCTGCCGTGCCCTCACTGCAGTCAGCTCATCGTGCTGGATGACGAACATCTGCAGGATGACGGCACCTTCGGCTGCCCGGCTAATGGCTGCGTGATTGACGAGCACCACAAAACCGAGATGTTGGCTAACGGCGTGTGGGTTGCTCATAACCCGGAAAGCCCGATCCCGGGATTCAAACTGCCGAGCTACTACGCGCCGCTCGGCCTGGGTTACACCTGGCTGGAAATCACTGAGCTGCGAGCAAAAGCCAAAGAAGATCCTGAGGAGTCGAAAACCTACACCAACACCATCATGGCCGAGACCTACGAGGACGAATCCGGCAAGGTGGAATGGAAGGATGTGGCCGATCGCGCCGGCGGCTACAGCTCGCGCACCATCCCGGATGGCTGCCTGCTGCTCACCGCCGGGGTGGATACCCAGGACGATCGCTGGGCCATCGAGATCATGGGCTTTGGTCGTGGCCGATGGTTCACCATCGATGCCTGGGAAGTTCCAGGCCAGCCAGGCGTCGAGGAGGAGTGGGAAAAACTCGATACCGTCCTCGATGCGCGCTTCGCCAACCGCTACGGCGTGGAGATGAAGGTCCTGGGCATGGGCGTCGACACCGGCGGACACCACACCCACATGGCCTACCAGTATTGCCGCACCCGGAAGCATCGCCGCGTGATGGCGATGAAGGGGTCCAAGTTCTACGGCCGCCCGATACTCCCGAGCAGGCCTTCGCCGCAAGACGTGAATGTGCGCGGCCGCATCATTCGCGCCGGCGTCGACCTGTGGCATGTCGGCACCGACACCGCGAAGGGCGCCATCTTTGCCAAGCTCACCGCCGACCATGGCGCGGAATATGAAGACCAGCGCTTCCGCTTCCCCAGCGACATGCCAGACGAGTTCTTCCAGCAACTCACCGCCGAGCGTTACGACACCACACGCCAGCGTTGGGTCAAGCCGCGCCACAAGCGCAACGAATTTCTGGACACCACCGTCTATGCCGTGGCCGCAGCCTGCCATCCGGAGATCCGCATCGACAAGCTGCGCGATAAGGACTGGGAGAAGATCGAAGCCAAGGTACAGCCGGTCATCAAGGACCTGTTTTCCAACCAGGATGCGCCAGCACCAGCACCTGCTGCGGCTCTGGAAAAAGAGCACGCCGCCGTTGCAGAAAGCGTCGCCAGCAAGAAAGAAACCCCACCACCCGCAAAGCCCAGGCGCAAGCGCAAGCGCAACGTCTGGCAGAACTTCTAGGAGGCAATATGAACGAACCCGGAAAAATCGCCGCCGGCGATTCACTCGACTGGAACCGCAGTCTACCGGACTACCCGGCAAGCGATGGGTGGACGCTGCACTACGCGCTATTCAACGCCACAGCCGTCTACAGCATCACCAGTGCTGCTGATGGCGACAATCACGCGGTCAGCGTCGACAGCGCCACCACGGCAACCTGGGCATCCGGGCGCTATGACTGGACCGCCTATGTCACCCACACCGACGGGCGCAAGCGATCGCTGTTCGCCGGCACCATCATCATCACACCGGATCTCACCGCCGGGCCATACGATGGGCGCAGCCACGCCCGCAAGATGCTCGACGCCATCGAGGCAGCGCTCGAGGGGCGTGCCACAGCTGACGAAATGGATCTCATTAAAGGGCAGTTCGGGGAGCGCGCCATCGAGCGCAAGAGCGCAGAGCTCATCGTCGCCCGTGACCGATACCGGCGCGAGGTGAAAAGCGAAGAGACCGCCGCCGCCCTGGAGCGTGGCGAACGCCCGCAGAACAAGATCAAGATCCGTTTCACTCGCTAAGAGGAGAACAGTATGCACGCCATTCACAGCACACCCAGCAAAGCAGAGGTCATGATGTGCCTGGCCATGGCAGGCCTGAACCGTGCCAGGGCGGCACAATTGGCCGGCGTCTCACGCGGTCACTTCTTCCGCCTGCTGCGCAGTTACCGCGTCAAGGCGCCGAAGGCCACCACCAAGCTCAGCGCCTGCGACGTGCGGGACATCCGTCTGCTTCTCGAGAAACACACGCAGCAGGAGGTCGCGGTGATGAAGGGCGTGCATATCATGACGATTGGGCAGATCGCCAGGCGTGAGACCTGGTACTGGCTGAGGTGATGGTTATGAATATGGTTCATGTGACCGAGATCGGCGGAAAGCCGGCGGATGTGAGGGTGCCGTTCACCGTGCGCGGTATGAACAAGGGAAAGAGAGCGAAGCCAACGAAGTGCCGCGTGTGCGGGGATGAGATTGCAGTTGGGGAGCAATATTTCAGGATTGATGATTGGATGCACGTGTGCCTCGGGTGCGCGAAGTATTCATAACGAGACAGCTTACCGGCGCGGAGCAGACGATGAGAGGATCACCAAAACCAAGGCCAGCACCGAAACCAAGACCGAGGCGCACTGACGCGAGGTGCGGAGAGCCGCATCGCGGCGACGAATCGGCTGAAGCGCCGGGTTATGTGCCGGGGTAACTTTTTTTAAAAAAGTGCATCCTCCCTCTTGACGGTTACCGGTAACCACGCTAGTATTATTACCAAGGACGGAGGGAATTAGCCCGAAGCCTAGAAAGGAGAAGCGACCATGAGCAACTACAACGAACTGAGTCTTTACCTTGTTGACCAGGGCGACGTTACCGCCGCAGACGAAAATGCCGAGTGGGATGGAGAAAACAGCATCCTGGTAGCCGCTACCAGCGAAGAAGCCGCTCTCGTCGTTGCTGCCGCCTATGAGCGCGGTGAAACGCAGGCAGACAACCTGGCCTGGAACGGAGAAACCATAGCCGTTATCACCATGCGAGATGCCGAAGGCGATTATGTTTGATGGCCCTCACTAACAAGCAGAAACAGGAGGCCCTGCGGAAACGCAGGGCCGATGTCGGGCAGAAGCGGCGTGAGTATTACCTAACCGATGCCGAGAAGGTAAAAGTTGATGCCTATATTAAGCGGATGCGCAAAGGCACATAACGCCGCCGCTCAGCCGACGGCAAAAGCGGCCAACCGAGGCCAGATAGAAAACTGAAACCGCGCCGCTTTTGCCTGTCGGCTGGAGCGGCCTTGTTAGCCGAGTAAGGCTTGGAGAAACGGCGATGTATACGGAAGAGGAACGGCAGGCCAGGAGAGAGCGGCTGGCCAAAGCAACAGAGGCGGCAAAGAAGGTGCTGAAGAAGGGCGATCGGATCACGGTTACCAAATGCCCCGGAACGAAGCGCTGGATCATCTTCGATCACTGGGAAGGCAACGAGATCATCTCGGCCTCCGGTGAAGGGGAGTACGCCGCCACCAGTATCACGCGGCTGAACGGTGAGCCGGTGAACTTCAACGGCTAACGCCCTGCTTTAGCGGCCCGCCGGAAACGAAACCACGAGAAGCGAACATGGCAAACGAAACCACGGACACCGAAACCCGCGCAGCTTTAGCTGAGTCCGCTCAATCTCTGACGCTGTATATATAACCGTCACATCAGAGCACCGGACAATCGGTGCTCATGGCGAGCTGGCTCTCAAAATTAACGCGCAGGGAAGACACTCAGGCGGCAGCGGCTGAGGAGGTTGCTCGTCGCCGCCGTTCGCGCTGGCGTCCGTTTGCTGTCGCGCGAGCCTGGAAGGCGGCGAAGACGGATCGCCTTACCGCCGACTGGCTCAGCGGTGGCGGCGATATCAACCAGGAACTCAAGAGCCAGCTCCCCATCATTCGCCTGCGCGCCCGCGAGCTGGAGCAGAACAGCAACCTGGCGCGCTCTTTCTTCTCCCTCAACGAAACCCATATCGTCGGCCCCAACGGCTTTGTCACCCAGGTGATGGGCAAGAAGCGTGACGGCAAGCTCGACAGCGTCGGTAATGCGCTGGCCGAGCGCGAGTATCGCCAATGGGCGCGCCGAGGTGTGTGCGAAATCACCGGCAAGCTCTCCCTGCAGGGCTGCGACCGCGTCTCGGTGCGCACTACCGCCCGTGACGGCGAGAGCCTCATCCGCCTGCACGATGTGCAGCCGACGCGCCGCAATCCGTGGGGGTTCGTCATCGAGCTGCTGGACCCGGCGCGGCTGGACCATATGCTCAACGTCGACCTGAAAAACGGCAACCGCATCCGCCTGGGCGTCGAGCTCAACGCGGCAGGCCGCCCGGTGGCGTACTGGCTGAAGAAGGGCGAGCGGGTCGGCTGGGTGCACATCCGCGACGAGCACGAGCGCGTGCCGGCAGAGGACATCATCCACTGGTTCGAGGCCGACCGGCCAGAGCAGCTGCGCGGCGTGAGCTGGCTGGCCAGCGCCATGCTGGATATCCACCAGCTCTCCCAGTACATCGAGACCGCCATCGTCGCCGCCCGCTACGGCGCCAGCAAAATGGGCTGGGTGGTCGACAAAGAAGGCAACGGCCACGCGATGGACGAGGCCGACGAGGTCGACAGCAACGGCGACCTCATCGAGGAGATCGAGGCCGGCACCATCGGCCACCTCAGCGGAGACAAAACTTTCGTCGGCTTCGACCCGAAATACCCGCACGAGAATTTCGAGCCCTTCACCAAAACCCTGAAGCGCGACATGGCGATGGGCACCGGCGTCTCCTATCACGGGCTGACCGGCGACCTCACCGACGTGAATTTTTCCAGCATCCGCAGCGGCACGCTGGAAGAGCGTGAGCGCTGGAAGGTCAAGCAGGACTCCTACATCTCCGCCGTCAAGGAGCGCATTTACCTGCGCTGGCTGGAAAACGCGGTATTCCATGGCCGCCTCGGCGGCGTTGTTTCTCAAGAAGAACTCATCGACCGCTTCAGTGAGCACCGCCACCAGGGCCGGCGCTGGAGCTGGGTGGACCCGCTCAAGGATATCCAGGCGGTTATCGCCGCCATCAATGCCGGGCTCACCAGCCCGCAGCGCGTCGCTTCCGAGATGGGTCTCGATGTGGAAGAGGTGCTCGAGCAGATCGCCGAGTTCCAGGCGATGGTCGAGCAGAAAAAGGTTTCGTTCCCGGTGCTCGCGTCGGAAAAGACAGCGCCGGCAAAGCAAGAGGATGAAGACAATGGCAACACGCAAGATTAAATGCGACGCACCGCTGCAGCGGTCGTTCATGCTCAGCCGCGAGGCGGTGAACGAGGAGGAGCGCACGGTCGAGCTCAGCTTTTCCAGCGAGACACGCGACGTGGAGCGCTGGTTCGGCGTGGAGGTGCTCGACCACTCGCCAAAGGCGGTGCGGCTGGATCGCATGCGCGCCAACGGTCCGTTGTTGTTCAATCATAACTGGAACACGCACATCGGCGCGGTGCGTGACATCAAGATCGAAAACCGCCGCGGCAAGGCCGTGGTGCGTTTCGGCAATTCCCCTGTCGCTGAAGAAAAATTCCGCGATGTGTTGGACGGCATCCTTACCGCTGTCTCCTTCGCTTATCGCGTTCACAAGTTGGTTCTCGAGGAGGAGCGTGAAGACGGCCCGAACGTCTATCGCGCTACCGACTGGGAGCCGCTCGAAATCAGCCTGGTCACCGTGCCGGCTGATATCTCCGTAGGTGTCGGCCGTGCCGCCGGCGATTCTTTTGAAATCGAAGTTGAGGACAACATCATGCCTGACGAAAACACCAACCCGGGCGGCGCACAGAACACCCGTACCGCCGACAACAACAGCCCTGCAGCACCCGCGCAGGTCGACCGTACCGCCATCGAAAACGAGGTGCGCGCCATCGAGCAGAAGCGCGTGGCCGACCTGATGGCCATGGGCACCCGCTATGCCAAGTACGGCGCCCGCGAGCTGGCCGAGGAGTACATCGCCAAGGGCAAAAGCCCAGAGGACCTGCAGCGCGCCATCCTGGAACGCCTGCCCTCCGAGGATAACGCAGGCACCCGCGGCGATGCTCCTGCCGATACCCGCCTGGATCTCTCCGCCGGCGACCTGCGCAACTACAGCCTGATGCGCGCCATCAACGCCGTGGTGGCTGCCCGCAACGGCGACCACAAGGCGATGAAGGCCGCGGCCTTCGAGATGGAGTGCTCCCGCGAACTGACCGACCGCCTGGGCCGCGAGGCACGCGGTTTCTTCGTCCCGCTGGATGTGGTCACCCGCGTGATGAACGCCACCACCAACGCCGACCTGACCGCCACCCAGCACATGAGCGACATGTTCATCGACACCCTGCGTCCGCGCTCGGTGGTGATGCAGCTCGGTGCCACCGTGATGGACGGACTCGACGGCAACCTGGAACTGCCGCGCGCGCTCACCAACCCGATCTTCGGCTGGATTGGCGACGATGACGACGCCAACCTCACCGACATGGATACCGGCCTGATCAAGATGGCGCCGAAGACCCTGGCCGGTGGCGTGCCGATGTCCCGGCGCCTGCTCAAGCAGAGCAGCCCGAGCGTGGAGCGCGTGGTGCACAACGCCCTGCTCAAGGGCGCTGCGCTCGGCGTTGACTACGGCATCCTGGCCGGCGCCGGCACCAACAACCAGCCGCTCGGCATTTCCAAAATGCCCGGTATCAACACCCAGAGCATTGCCTCTGCCGGCGAGCCGACCTGGTCGGAGCTGGTCGGCTTCGAAACTGCCGTTGCCGCCGACAACGCGCTGGAAGGCAAGCTCGCATACGTCACCACCTCCGGCGTGCGCGGCAACCTCAAGACCACCGCCAAGGACGCCGGCAGCGGCCTGTTCCTGATGGATGGCGACAACGCCAACGGCCATCCGGTTGCCGTCTCCAACCAGCTCGCCGCCAACTCCCTCATGTTCGGTAACTGGGAGGATGTCATGGTCGGCTTCTGGGGCGTCATCGATGTCAACCCGGACCTCGCCACCAAGGCCGGTTCCGGCGGACTCATCCTGCGCGTGTTCCAGGATGCCGATGTCGCGATTGGCCATGCAGAAAGCTTCTGCATCAACTCATAACCCGCAACCACTGACCGCGTTCACGGCAGAACACAAGGCGCAGGGAAGCGCTGCAGGTTAAAGGAGAGAATCATGGCAACACCAAAAACCATTCGCGCCATCGTCATCATCATCGGCACCGCTATCGCCGGCAGGGCTGTGAAAAAGGGTGACGTGCTCCTGGTGCCGGAGGATGTCACCGACGACACCGCGCGGTCATTGATGCGCATGACGCGCCCCCGGGCAAAAGAGGCCGACGAGGCGCAAGCCAAGAAACGCCTTGCCGAGTACAGCAAGGCGCAGGAAGAGCGCAAGGCCAGGGAAAAAGCCAAGCGCGAAGCGGACGCAGCGGCAGCGCAGGCGGAGCTCGATGAGCTGGCCAAACTGCAGCAGGAGATCGTTTCCGAGGCCGAAGGGAAAGCCGCCGATATCCTCAAGGCCGCGGAGGAAAAGGCCAGGAAGATCGTCGACGACGCCAACGCTAAGGCCGCTGACATTATCAAGGCTGCCGAGGATAAGGCCAAAGGCAACAAGTAACCCGGGAAGGCCCGCTCCATCCAGAGCGGGCGCACCCTAACCGAACAGGAGCAAGACAATGCGTGCAAAAAATGTAATCACCACTTCCATCCTCGCCGCCGCCGCGATCACCGCAACCGCCAACGGCACCGGCGTCGACATCAGCGCCTTCGAGGGCGACGTCAAATTCACCCTGGACAGCGACAACGGCGGCGGCGCCGACGACACCCTGGACGTCACCCTGGAGCACAGCGACGACGACGTGACCTACACCGCCGTAACCGGCGGCGCGTTCACGCAGGTCACCAATGCTGCGGCCGCCTTCGAGTCCATCATCCTCAGCGCAGACAGCCTCAAGAAGTACGTGCGTGGAGTGGACACCGTGGCAGGCACCACTCACACCTTCAGCCGCTCGCTGAGCATGGTCGGCGAAAAGAAGTACAGCTAAGGCGATAACGCAGCCATGGACTTCGGACAAACCTTTGCCGGTATCGACAAGACGCTGCTCAACGTCGTGGGCGACAGCGCCCTGCTGGACGTTGCAGGAACCGGCGTCACGCTCGTGCCGGTCAAAGGGGAGTTTGTCGCACCATGGCTGCAGCCACGCATCGGCACACTGCGGACGGAGATCGTCGAGCCGCAGTTCACCGTTGACCAGAGCGTTGACCTGAGCGCGGTGGTGGAAGGCACCAGCACGCTCACGGTGAAAAGTTCTGAATACGAAATCGTGGATATGCAACCGGACGGCACCGGCCTGACTGTGCTGGTGCTGAAGCCGCTGAGTTAAGGGGGAGCGTGTGAGCGACTTTTGGAGTGATCTCGGCAATACCGTCGCCAAGGCGGCGCCTTTGTTGGGCGGCGCTATCGCCGGCCCTGGCGGTGCCGCTATCGGCAAGCTGGTGGCCTCGGCGTTCGGCGTGGACGCCGATGACCCGGCAGCCATCAAGCGGGCCATCGAGAACGACCCGCAAGCCGCATTGAAGTTGCGCGAAATCGAAACCCGCCACAAGGAGCGCCTGGAGGAACTCGCACTGGAACGCCACAAGGCGGACCTGGAAGCGGAAACCGCGCGCCATGCGGCCAGTCAAAAGACCATCCAGACCGAGGCGGAGCACGGCACTGACTACGTCAAGGAGACGCGGCCGAAGATTGCGCGCCTATCCGGTTACGCCACTATCGGCTATTGCCTGGTGGCAGAAGCGGCGCACCTGATCAGTGTTGCCTGGAGCGGTTCCGTGCCTGGTGCAGATGTTGCGGTTGCCGCCGTGCTGTTCTCCCCCTGCGGTACCTACATGACCATGCGCACCTTCGACGGCTTCGGTAAAAAGGGGCGGACGTGATGCCGCTGGATTCCGCCGACATCGACCGCGTTGCCGACCAGCTCATCGAGCGGATACACGCGCAGAAACATGAGTTCTGGGTGGACCCGGAATCGCACTATCAGGACCACCGCCGTATCCGCAAACTGGAGGACGACGATATCCACACCCTGCGCGATCTGATTAACGCCTACCGCAACGCACGCACCCTGTTCTGGCGCGCGTTTCTCGGCCTGGCAATCATCGGGTCACTGGCGCTGGCGGCAATCGGCCTGGGGTTTAAGGGCTGATGCAACTCACTATCGACACCCATGGTGTTGTCATCCTGGCCGACGCCTTTGGCGCCAGCATGAAGCAGATGGAGGCGGCCGAGGTTCGTGCGCTGAACAAGACGGTCAACTGGCTGCGCTCGAAGGCGGTGCAGTCCGTGAGCAAGGAGATGAAGGTCGCGGCCAAGCTGGTGCGCCAGCGCATCGCGGCCTTCAAGGCCACCCGGCGCAAACGCTACGGGAAGGTGTGGGCCGGCCTGCAGCCGATCGCGGCGCACCGCCTGGGCGCCGCCAAGCAGACCCGTAAAGGGGTGCGCGCCGGACGTCACTCATTCGATGGCGCCTTCGTTCGTACGACCGAAAATGGCAAGCTCACCGTCTTCCAGCGCACCGGCGAGCCGAAGCGCAGGATGAGCAAGGGGCGTTACGCCGGCAAGATGCGCGAGCCCATCGAGCGCGTGGAGCTGGACCTCGACCAGCAGGCCGTCACCGATGCGCTGGATGAATTGTTCGGCCAGGCGCAGCAGCGCTTTTTCACCGTGCTGAAACAGGAACTCAAATACCAGGTATTTGTAAAAGGAAAGAAACGTGCTTGACGCCTTGCACTCCACCATCGTCGCTCGCCTGAATGCCGATATCCCCGGCCTTGCCACCTGCGATGACTACCCGAAGATCGAGCGCAGGGTCTCAATCCCCGCCGTGCTGGTGGAACTGGAAGAGCTGGAGCCTGACGACTTCGGTGAAGACGCCGCTTTCGATTGCTGGGCGCGCTTCACGGCGTACTGCATCTATGACCCGAACGCCGCGAATGCACAGCATGAAGTGCGCAACCTTGCCGCCACCGTCGCAGTGCGTGTTTCTCAAGAAGAAGATTTCGGCAGTGATGATGTTGCGCAGAACGCCGAGGTATTGCGTGTCAGCGAAGACAACTTCAAGCCGGAGCTGCAGGCCTACCTGGTCTGGGCCGTGGAGTTTCGCCTCGGCCTCAGCATCGGCGAAAACATCTGGAGCGCCAACCCGGCAGACGGCGTGAGCGTGGTCACCATCAGCGTCGGTGACCTGGATAACGTCGATGCCGATCACAGCATGACGGCAGGCGCAGACGAGCCGGCCGCTCTCGATAACACCAACCTACCTGACACACCCAAGGGGTAATCCATGAGCAACAAAATCACCATCAAGCCGGCCAGGCCCGGCAACAAGGTGCACCTGGAGGGCAAGCGCGAGTTCCTGCCCGAAGCGGGTGCGGAAGTGGAGCGCACCACCTACTGGGTGCGTCGTCTCCGTGACGGCAGCGTGGTCGAGGTCAAGCGCCCGGCCAAGCCCGGCAACAACAAGGAGTAACTGAGTCATGCCGATTTCATTCAATGCCATCCCGGCCGCGCTGCGTGTCCCCGGCGTGTATGTCGAGTTCGACAACTCGCTGGCCAACAACGCCGCGCCCAATTTCAAGATCCTGGTGGTCGGCCAGCGCCTCGCCGCCGGCACTGTGGCCGAGGGCGTGCCGACCCGCGTCACCTCCCCGGCGCAGGCCGAGGAGTATTTCGGTCGCGGCTCCATGCTGGCCGAGCAGCTGATCGCACTGTTCGCCGCCAACCAGTGGATGAACATCACTGCCATCGCCCTGGATGAAGCCGCCGCAGGCGTCGTCGCCACCGGCACGATCACCATCGCCGGCACCGCCACCAGTACCGGCACCCTCGCGCTGTACGTCGCCGGCAAGCAGGTGAACGTGGCCGTCACCGCCACCGACGATGCCACCGCCATCGCCGCGGCCATCGCCGCCGCCATCACGGCCGACACCACTCTGCCGGTCACCGCAGCCGCCGCGCTGGGCGTGGTCACGCTCACCGCCCGCTGGAAGGGCGAGACCGGCAACGACATCGATGTGCGCACCGGTTACTACGGCGAGCAGCTGCCGAAGGGCATCACCTGCACCATCGTCGACATGGCCAGCGGCACCACCAACCCGGATCTCGACACCGCCATCGCGGTGATGGGCGACGAGTGGTACAACTGGATCGTCTGCCCGTTCACTGACACCGCCAACCTGGTTAAGCTGGAGACCGAGCTCGACAGCCGCTGGGGACCGACCCGGCAGATCGGCGCGCGCGCCTTCACCGCCTTCCGTGGCAACCATGCCGACACCGTTACCCACGGCGATGCGCGCAACAATCCGCACGTCACCTGCATGGGCACCAACATCGCGCCCCAGCCGCCCTACATCTGGGCCGCGGTGAACGCGGTGATCGCCGCCGCTTCGCTCAGCATCGACCCGGCCCGCCCGCTGCAGACGCTCAAGCTGCCCTACATCATGGCGCCGGCCATCGAAACCCGCTGGACCGATGCCGAGCGCAATCTGCTGCTGTTCGACGGCATCGCCAGCTACAAGGTCGGCAGCGACGGCAGTGTGATGATCGAGCGGCAGATCACCATGTACCAGGTGAACGCCGCCGACATCGCCGACGACTCCTACCTCGACATCACCGTACCCGAGACGCTGGAGCAGATCCGCTTCGAGCAGCGCCAGCTGTTCAGCTCCAAGTACCCGCGCCACAAGCTCGCCGAAGACGACGCCCGCATCGGCGCCGGCCAGTCCGTCATGCAGCCCAAGCTCGGCAAGGCCGAGCTGCTCGCGCTGTACCGCAGCCAGGAAAACAAGGGCTGGGTGCAGGACTATGACGGCTACAAGCAGAGCATTGTCTGCGAGATCGGCGACGGCATCGGCGGCGGCGACCGTAACCGCCTGAACATTCAGGACAGCCCCAAGCTGGTCGGCCAGTACCGCGTGCATGCCCAGCAGGTGCAGTTCCGCAAGTAACGATTGCTCACCCTCTCCCATCCGGGGAGAGGGTAGGGTGAGGATCTAACGCAACAAGAGGAAGCAAGCAATGACTAAAAAAGTACGCATCGAAAACGCCGACACCTCCGACCACAAGCTGGTGGTGCAGACCTGGCAGAAGACGGAAGGAGATGAGCCGGACGTGCTTATCGGGGAGCAGGAGCTGAACTACCCGACCGCCATCTGCGACGGCATGGTGTGGGCCGAGCAGTACCTGGTGGTTAAAGAGGTAGCGTAACCAACTGCCGCCGCTGGCTCAGGCTGGTGGCGGATAACAGGAGATACCACGATGAGCAAAAAAATCACCGGCCGCGCCATCATCACCGTCGACGGCAAGCGCGTCAAAACCGACAGCGGCGCCACCCTGAACCCGGGCGGCTCCAACCGTTCCGCCGTGATGGGCGGAGGCGAGGTGCACGGCTACCAGGAGGAGGACGTTGCGCCTTCCATGGAGTGCACCGTGTTCCACAACAAGGAGACCTCCCTGCGCGAGCTCTCCGACATCACCGGCGCCACCGTGTTGTTCGAGACCGACACCGGCGCGCAATTCATCCTGCGCGATGCCTGGGTCACCGAACCGGCCGCCCTCAACAGCAAGGACGGAACCGTCTCGCTGAAGATGGAAGCCATCGCCTGCGACGAGGTGTAACCGATGGCACAGGTTGAGTTCGATCTCAAGCATGGTTTGAAAATCGGCGACACCACGCAAACGCGCGTGGTGCTCGCCGAGCCCACCGTGGCCGACCTGCTGGAGTGCGGCGAGCAGAGCGAGCGGGCCGTGTTCACAGCGCAAGGCCCGGCGCTGGTCTCCAGCCCCACGCTCATGGGCGCGCTGCTGTTGTGTCGGCAGATCAAAAGCATCGGCGGCGCCGAGGTGCCGTTCACCCTGGAGCTGCTCAAGAAACTCCACCCCGATGACATGCTGCTGCTGCAGGTAAAGGCCGCAGAGCTGGACAAAGCCGCCCAGAGCGCACTGGAGGCGCTCATCTCGCGGGGGCGAGCTGAAGACGACGGCCAGGGAGCTTGAACGCACCGTCGTCGTGTTCGTGGTGCGCTTCGGTTACAGCGAGCGCGATGTGCGCAGTAAGACCATGTGCCAACTGCTGCGGCAGATGAGGTACATCAGAGAGATGACACCGTAATGGCGAAAGGCGATCTAAAGCAATCTGTAGGGATTGATCTTGATGGCAACCTCATTCAGCGCTCCAAGGCGTTTGAAAAAGCTCTTGAGCGCATGGGTAAGCGCGGCGAGCAGCACCTCAGCGGCATGGCGCGCATGTCGCATATCGCCGGGCGCGGGCTCGACAAGATTGGCAACCGCTACATCGGCCTGATCTCCGGCGCCACTGTGGCGCTGGCGGTCAAGCAGGTTGGCGACCTCTCCGAGCGCTACACTCGCCTCGGCATCAACGCCGGCCTCAGCGCCGACAAGGTGGATAAACTCAAGCAACAGGTGTTCGATGTCGCGCAGGCGCCGGACATCCGCGTCGACCCGGGCGAGATGATCAGCGCCATCGAGGACATCGTCGAGAAGACCGGCGATCTCGAGTTCGCGCAAAACAACATCCGCAACATTGGCCTCGCCATCCAGGCGACCGGCGCCAGCGGGCAGGCAGTCGGCGCGATGCTGGCGGAGTTCCAGAAGCAGGGCATCACCGCCCCGGGTGAGGTGCTCAAAACCATTGATGCGCTGAACGAGCAGGGCAAGGAAGGCGCCTTCACCCTCAAGGATCTGGCCAGTCTCGGGCCGCGTGTGGTCTCCGCCTATAACGCCGCAGGCAGGCAAGGAACGCAGGCGATGAAGGAAATGGGCGCGGCGCTGCAGGTCATCCGCATGGGCACCGGCAGCAGCGAGATGGCCGCTACCGCGTTCGAGGCCACCCTGCGCACCCTGGCT